GGACGAGTAGAGACCCGTATCCGTGTCGTTCGTAAACGAATAACTCGGCGCGGCGGCGGTGCCGGCTCCCACCAGTATGCGCGCGAATGTTGGAGATGCGCCCGTGTCGAGCGCCTGCGGAAGCATGGTTTGAAGATACATTGCGTGGTCCTCCTAGTGTTTTGCTGGTCGTCAGAGTCCCTGCACGACCTGGATGTTCGCGGACGAAGTCACGCGAATGAACTGCGCGACGTCGGCCTCCTCGCGCGTGAGAGTGATGAGTCCGCTTTGCGGGTTGATGAGGTGGCCCTTCGTGGCCGTGGCCGTGGCGTTGAACGCGATGCGAATCGCGAAATCGTCGACGCTGATCTGGACGACCTGCGTCGAGGCGTCGAGCGAGGCGCCCATGATCGTCGCGAGCGTCTGCGATGTGGCGCCGACGGTCTGGTTCGTGTGCGTGCTGCTGCCTGCGTTCAGGTTCGGTTTGAAACTCGGGAAATTCTTGCTGAGTGCGTTCATGACAGTGGCCGCATCGCGGCTGTTGAAAGTGTGAAAATTCTTGGGGTCGGCGGGAGTTGGCCGGGCGCTGCTACCCCTAACAGCGCCCGGCCGAAGGCTCCGGTGCCTTCTGCACTAAGCCCTAAGGCTTAGGCATATTGCGTCTTGCCGCGCAGCGCGATGGCCCAGTTCGTGTTGAGCATCGTGGAAGCCCAGTAGGCTTTCCAGCCGGCGATGAGGTACTGCGCCAGCGGGTCCGTCTTGTCGGGCTTGTCGACGATGATCACCTGCGGCTTGTGCGGGGTCGCGCCGAGCTTCTTCATGTTGACCGCACCGTAGGAACCCTTGCCCGTAACGATGGTGCTGTAAATGAAGCCCGTGGTGTTGGTGCCAGCCGCGGAGAAGCTGGTCGCATTGGTGCCTTCCGTCTCGTCTTCCTGGAAGGGGTTGGTGCCTTCGACGAAGCGGCAGTTGTAGAAGGCGCCGATTTCACCCTTGAAGATTTTATCGGCGTAGTTCTGGCGAACCACTTCGCGGAATTCCGAGTTGTTGAGGATGTCGCGGCTGTGCTGCGGCGGGAGGATCGCCACGTACACGCCGTTGATCTTGGGCGCGCGGTTGATCTTGAGGTTCGTCAGCGCGTCGAGGAAGTCGCGCGGAACCAGGCACCCGTTCGCCGCCGTCGCCGCGGCGAGCGCCGCGAAGTTGGCCGAGCCTTGCGCGTAACGCTTTGTCGCGCCGGTCGAGGCGTGGCAGAGCACGTTGCGGATGCGGGTGTCAACATCGAGCGCAAATTCCTCGCCCTGGAGCTGGATCGCGGTGTCGAGGTACTTCACGAGGCCGGCCGTGTTGGCGATGTCCGTGACCTTGGAAACCTGGCCGATCTGCGCGAGCGAGACGTCGATTGCCGTGTAACTGATGTCGCGGAAGTTCGTCGGCGCGGTGCCTTCCGTAAGCGCGGCGGGCGCGCCGGTGGCGGTCAGGTCAGCGGCAGGCGGACGGAAAAAGCGGACGCTTGTATTGCCGGCGTTCGGAGAAACCTCCTCGAGCTGCGCGTAGTTGACGAGTTCGGTCGCCTGGATCGCGTGGTCGAGCAGCTTCTTCGAGTAGTACGGCTGGATGGTGTTGCTGACAGCCGAGGCGTTGATGACGCCCAGGATCGCGGGCGCGGCGCCGCTGGCGATGTTGACGAAGGCCGTAATGGCGCCGCCCACGAAGAGCGTGCCAATGGCGGCCGGGACGGTGGCGAGTGCCGCCACGGTGGCAGAGGCCAGGATCGTGACCCAGGCCAGAAGTTGAGTGAAACGTTTCATGTGGATGCGTGCGGCTTGGGAATGGGCGCCGCTGGCCCGGTGTTAGCCCCCATCCTGGTCGACGCGGTTGGCGAGCGCGCGGATGGCATCGTGTGCCTCCTCGTCGTTCATCTCGGAGATTTTGCGCTCCGTGACTTTGCCGTGCGGTTGTGACCCGTTGGGAGTGGTGAGTTTGGTGAGCCGCTGGATTTCGGCTTTCGCCGCGTCCAGTTCTTTCTGCAACGCCTGGCCCTGTTGTGCGCGTTGCATGAGTTGTGCCACTTCAACGGCGGCGCGAATTCCCAACGGATCGGCGCGGAAGAACTTGCCCCAGTTCCGATCGTTGAGCAGCTCATTCGCTGCCTTTACGGTCGGGTTCTCGGGATTGCTCAACTCGGCGTTTTCCTGAATGAGCTTTCGCGTCTCGTTCTCCCAGGCGGCCTTGAATTCCGGCGTGGTGCTCGGATCAATCGCGGCGGCGGGCTTCTGCTCGGCGGCCTGGGCGCGCAGCTTGGCTGCTTTGTCCCGGCACGCGGTTGCGTATTCCTCATTCCCTTCGCGGTCGTACTTCTTGGCGAGCTGATCGTACTGATCGGCCGTCGCACCGTGTTCGTCGGTGGCCGGCTTGGGCGGGCTCTTGCGCAGTTCGGCGAGTTCGGCGCGGAGCTTGGTCAGCTCCGTTTCGATCGTCTGCCGCTCTTGGCGAAAGGCCGTCTTGTCCTCCTCCAGCTTTTTCCACGAGCGATCAAGCCGCTCGGCTTCCTTCTTCGCTTTCGCGTATTTGGATTCCGGCTTTGCTTCTTGCTCGGGAACCTCGGCCTTCTTGGGATCGGCGTCGTCACCTTTGGTATTCGCACTAGCCTTTTCGTCGGCCTGGACGGGTTTCTCCGGTGCGGCAGTCGGAGCGGTGGCGGGCTTCTCCGGTGCCGGTGGCGGCGTCGGAGTTTCGATCTGGTTGTCGGCTTCGAGCGCAACCTTCATCATATCGGGCTCGGCTGCGTCCGGGGTAGCTGTGGTCGGTTCGTTCATGGCGGGTATGTTCACGGATTATGCTGTGCGGTCGGGTCGGCCTCCGTGGTGCCTTCCGTTCCGGTGTTGCCGTCTTGCGCGGCGGCGGTCGTTGAAAGTGTCTTGGCCATTTCCCAGCCGGCGCGGCAGCCGTAGGCGAACTTGGCCCAGGCGAGCGTCTCGGCGCTCGGCTGCGCGATCGCGTGCTGCGCGCGGTCGTGAATCCAGTTGATCATGGTCACGTCGATCCTGGTGCCGAGCGGGCTGCGCAGAACCTCGGCCCAGCGTTTGCACTCGTCGGGCGTCAGCGGTGCGATGACGCGCGCGGGCGCGGGCTTGCGCAGGCCTTGGATCAACGCGCGCTCTTGCGGGTTGAGCAGCAGGCGAAGTAGGAGCGATTTCATGCGGCAATCCCTCCCTGGCTCTGGCTCGGCGGTTCGCCACCCATCGCGATCTGTTCCTGTTGCGCGGCGTGTGCGGCTTCGTTTTGAAGCTCGCGAGAGAATGTCAGCAGGCTCTCGCTTTGGCCCTTGTATGTATCAGGTTGCTTTTGTTTTAGAGCCCCGAGGTGCTGCTGAACGTGTTGGGCGAGCAGGCGGAGAGTCTCCGCGCTCATGTGCTCGTTGATGTCCTTGCGGCGCTTCACAAAGCCCGCAATGCTCTTGATGTGCGCGAGGTCGTCGTCGGTCTGCTTCACCTGGGCGGCGTAGCCCAGGAGCATTATCGAGATTTCTTGTGCCTGGTCTTCCTGCTGGTCGGCGGATTGCTGGCCGGCGTCGAGCAGGAGCGCTTTTACCAGGGCGGGATTGTCGGCCTCGAGCAGGTTGCGGCGCAGTTCGTACTGGTTGATGAACGGGTCGCCGCGGAACGCGGTGAAATGTCCTTGCGCCTTCTGGTAAACCAGAACGCGGTTGTAGTTGTCGCCCGATCCAGAGAGTTCGATCTGGTAGCGGATGCCGAGCGCCTCGCTCGGGAGCTGGCTCAAGCTGTCACGGTAAAAGTAGTTCAAGTCCGTTGAGCGGTATTGCAGCATGAGCGCCCACGCCATGCGTAGGCCGTGACCCATTTCGCGGCGGAATTGGCGGGCGCGCATGTCCTGGCTGGCGCCGGCCTGCTGGCCGATGAGCGAAACCTCCGTTGCCGTCTTGCGCTCCTTGGTGTTGATTTGCTGGCCGGTGCCGAAGTCGGGCGCGCCGATCAACTGCTCGGCGATCATCCGGTCGTTCACCATGCTTTGCAGCAAGTCGCCCGGCAGCGGCGGCATGCTTACGGCCTCCAGCGCGAACGGCATAATCTGGCCGGGGATCATGCGGACGTTCGCGGTCGACGGCAGTCCCTGCGGCGCGTTGAAAACGGGTGAGCTGGTCAACGTCTGGTGGTCTTTGATCGTGTTCCAGGTCTTGCTGAGTGAGGACTCGAACGGCGCGATGCGCTCGGGAATTCCTCGGCTGTCGTAGTAGCCGTTGTCGCGGAGTTCGGTGTTGATTTCAAAGAAGGGCGGCGGCGGCAGCTTCTCGCCGAAAACGCCGTCCTTGTAGGGCAGTCCAAAGTCGTCGCGGATGAGTGTTTTCTCGTCGGTCGGCGAGTAGGTTTTTACCCACCATTTGCCTTCGTGGTTCCTGTAAAACAGCTCCCAAACGACGATTTGCTCCTTGCTGGTCGGCCTCGTCAAACCTTCGCGGACGTAGCGCTCCGTTTCGTAATTGGTCGACGTCGTTCCCTGGTTGGAGCCGCCCGTCATCGCTTCGAGCTGCTCGTTCGTGAATGTCCAGCCGTTGCGCTCGGCCAGGCGCTTGAATGCGTGCTTGCTGTAATGCTGGACGTGTACGATCCAGTCGGCCTCGTTGATGCGGCCGGTGCTCGAGGGAACGATGACGTAGAGCGGGTTGATCGCCTCGAAACGAATCTGGCCGCGGTCGGAGTCCCACCAGGTTTTGACGATGCACTTGCCGGCCTGGAGCATCCGGTCGATCGCGATCGTCGTCTGCTCTTCAAAATTGGAGTGCTGTTTCAGCTGGTAGTCGAAACACTGAGCGGCGGCCGATTGGAAACGCTGGGCGCCCTGCTGGAGACTGACAAACGTCGCGATGCAGTCGGTCGCGAAGAGCTGTTGCACGTAGGCCGGTTTGAGTTTTTCGATCTGCGTGTCGGCGAGCGGATAGTGCATGTCCGCGGCGTTCGGCCAGGGCTTGTTGCGACGGCGGAGGCCGTCGTTGCGCATCGTGTACCAGGTCGACTGTTTCAGCTCCCAGGTGTTGCGATCTGCGAGCGCGGCGAGAATCTCGGTATGCGTTACCGGGCAATCGTTGCTGGCCGTGGCGTTGGTGGGTGCGTCGCTCATGGTTTAACCGGCGTCGGCGCCGGGGATGGTGTTGACGAGGCCGCTCTCGGCGACGAGCTGCTCGATCGCGCTGAAACTCTGCGCGGTGCCGGCGAACTGGATGGGATCGACGCGGCGCGGTTTGCGCATGACGGCGAGGATCGCGTCCGCGCGGTCAGGCGAGCCGATGCCGCGGCGTTTCATTTCGTCCTTTGATTCGAGCTGGATGACGCCGTCGCTGCGCGGCTTCACCTTCCGGCTGCACAGTTGCGCGGCCAGGATGTCGTCGGTCGGCAGAATCCACTGGCCGCGCTCGAGCGCCTGGGCGC